CTCCCGGTGGATTCTCGACACTCCCGACCATCCTGCCCGACAGGATCATCGACGCGCTCGGTCTGCGCCAGACGGTCTTGCTGGCGCGCGATGACAAGGCGGTGCTGGCGGCGCTGGCCGCCAACCACCCCAGGATCGCGGCGATGTCCGCCGCGATGGACATGATCGAGCGAGTCAAGGCCGAGCTCGCCCGGGGTTGGACCCCCGAGGCGCAGCGGCTCGCGTGGGCCGCTGCCGTGGCGGCCGATAAGGCCGACCTCTCGGTCGTCATCAACACCAGCCCGGACGGGCTGAGGCTGATGATCATCGACGCCCCCGAGGTGCTCCTCGACGCCCCGTACCGGCCTGGCATCGACCAGGCCGGCTACCGGGTCCGGGCGGTGCAGGAGGGGTGATCACCACCCCAGCGGCCCCCACCCATCTGATGGGTGGGGGCCGCGACATTGTTCCCTCCCCCCCAGGGTTGCAACCTAGCCGCCATGCCTGTATAGTGGAGGGCGAACGGCGGGAAGGCCCCGCCAGGAAGGATGGAGATCATGGAGACCACCTACGCCGCGACCAGCCCGGACGCCGACGACCTGAGCGCGGCGATCCAACAGTGGGTGCTCACCCAAGTGTGCCCTGAACTGGCCGAGCGGGGCCTGCTGCCACCGGAGGCGGCGGCAATGCTCCTCTCCGTGAGGAGCATGGACACCCCGGCCGAACAGCGGCGGGCGGTCGGTGCCCAGCTGCGGGCCACGCCGCTGCAGGACCGGGAGGTCAGCTGGCTGCTGGCTAGCGTCCTGGACCCCCGCTGGACGCTCGACCCGGTCAGCTTGCCTGACGTACTCATCGCGCGGCTCGGGCTTCGACGGGTCGTCGAGCTGGCCCGTGCCGACGAGGTGGTCCTGGCGGCGCTGGTCCGCCACCACCCGAGGGTCGCGGCGATGGACAAAGTCCTGGACGCGATCACGCTCGTCCTGAACGAGCTTGCCGGCCGGGACTGGTCACCGGAATCGCAGCGGCTCACGTGGGCCGCTGCCCGGGCGGCCGAGAAGGCCGGGCTCTCGGTGACGATCACCACGTCGTGGGACGAACTGCGACTGTTGATCGTCGACAGCGACGACGGCGAGGTGCTCCTTGACAGCCCGTACCGTGCGGGCGTCGACCAGGACGGCTACCGGGTCCAGGGCCTGGACCTGCGCCCGGTCATAACTGAAATCCTCGCCCTCGACGCGTCCTTGCCGCATAGCAAGGATGCGATCTGGCCGGACGGCGCCTCAGAGCGCCGGGAGGACCTGTACGTGCGGGCCTGGTACATGGCCCGTGCGGCCGGGTGGCAGGTCGGCATCGACCACGTCCCGGCCGACCCCGAGCGGCTTGTGGTCGCGGTGGTCACCCTGCCCTCCGGGGTGCAGCTGCGCGGCCGCGTGCGGCGCGGGAGGCTTCCCGAGGATGGGGCCGTAATCCCGTGGGACGGCCGTCCCCGGGATATGCTCGGGGTCGCTGCATGGCTCGTCGGCGCCTGCTGACCTGCGGCCATGACGGGAGAGCGGCCCCCACCCATCTGATGGGTGGGGGCCGCGACATTGTTCCCTCCCCCCCAGGGTTGCAACCTAGCCGCCATGCCTGTATAGTGGAGGGGGAACGGCGGGAAGGCCCCGCCAGGAAGGATGAGATCATGGGCAAGCACCAGGCCCCTCGGGGCTACCAGGGCAAACACACCGCCAAGGCTCAGGCCGAGGCCCAGGCCGAGGCCCGGAGGCCAGGCGGCTTCCGGATCGGTGACCCGGAGCGGTTCAAGCGCCTGGACCAGGGCAAGGGTGACTGGTTCACCGAGCGCTGATCACGAAGAAGGCCCCCGTCGGGTGGGAACCGACGGGGGCCTCCTGTTGGGGTGATAACACCCGTCAGCTACACGACACGTTACCGCGTGTCGGGGTGGTTGTCACGCGCCGAGGGGCCGGCGCTCGGGTGGGTGGGGGTGTGGGCGGCGGCCATGGCGGACTGGCCGAAGCCCAGGACCGCGCCCAGGAGCCCGACCCACAGGGCGGCGGCATTCTCGGCCAGCACGCCATAGAAGACCAGGAGCGGGACCACGGCGGTACCGATCCGGTACAGCCAGGCCCGGACGGGCTGGGGAATCTTGTCTTCCACGGGTAACCCCTTCCTCACTTCGGCACGGTCAGACGGACTCGACCGAGCACGTCAGAAACGGCGGCCTGGGCGGCGGCCTTGATCACGCTGTCCGGGATCTGAGCGGCCGGACCGTTAAGTCGTGCCACCTCGTAGTCCATCCGCTCGGCGTGCCACCCGGTGATCCGCTCCACGTTGTGGTCCTCGGTGCCGTACGCCTTGCGGGAGGCGGCTACGGCGCGCTGCATCCCGTCACCGTAGATCCCGTCATATCGCCAGCTCTCCGGGTCACCCGGCTTGATGGTGTCGAATCCCAGCCGAACCAGCCGGCGCTGCCAGTACCGGACTGACTCCCGAACCGGGTGGGACGAAGGGAGCGGCTTCCCGCTGGCATCCAGCCCGTCCCCCTTACGCGGCAACATGATTCCTCCTTGTGTGGTCGGTCCGCCCGACCCCCCGATCAGGGACTGGATCGTGGCGGCGGTCAAGTTCCGAGCTGCGCTCGGGATCAGCTCCACGTGAGCGTGACCGTGGTACTGGCCGGGGTAGGAGCGCCACCCGGCGTCCGGGTACGAGCAACTCCAGATCCGGCGCCCGAGAATGATGCACTGGATACCCAGTTCGGCCGAGTTCAGGCGCAGCGCGTTGGCCAGCTCCCATCCCCAGGTGGAATCCACCCCACCGTACGGGGCGGTGCCCAGGTCAGCGGCCCGGCGCTCAGCGTGGATGCTCCAGCCGGAACCGAGCCGCTTACACGCGTAGGTCCCGAGGTTGGCCGCGCCCCGGGAAGCGTACGCGCCCAGGAACCAGCTCACCAGGGCGTTGGTCCCCGGTTTGGGGCTGGAGTCACACCTGGTCGCGCTGTAGTAGCGGCCCCGGTAGACGCTCACTCGGCCTCCCCCTCATCGTCGGTCCAGCCCGGCTCGACCTCGGTGGCTTCAGCGTAGGGCTCGATCTCGTCCAGCTCCTCGGCCGGCAACAGGTCACCTTCCCCGCTCTCGGCCACCAGCTCCTCCGTGGTGGCGCCCCGAGCGCTGAAGCCCTCGCTGGTCATTGCGATCACGTCCACTCTCTCCTCCTCCCTTCTCATCTGTCACTTCACAGTACCCGCTACCGACACGGACAAGCCCCCGAGGATGTCCCCGGGGGCTTGTTCGGTGTGGATCAGTAGCTTAGCGCGGTCCGGATAACCTGGCGGGCCTGGCGGCGGTACCGGCGGTTCATACCCCGCTTGACCGCCTTGCGCTCCCCACCTCGCCAGCTCAGCTCCCGGGCGTGCTCCACGGCGTCCAGCTCCAGACCGTTCTTGGTGGTCACGCGAACCGGGATGGTCTCGATCAGCTCGAACATGGGTCCTGATCCCTTCTCCTCTGTGCTGTTGTGCCTCTAACCTTACAGCCATGACGGTCAAGTGTCAAGCCCGGACCGCGTGTCCTACTTCACAGGCGTTATCCGTCCTGGTCAGGACAGCAAACAACCCCCAGGATGTCCCGGGGGTTGTCCGCTACGGTGCCCACTCAGCAGTCATCGATCCAGGCGCACCGGGTGAGCTTGGCGACCGGGAACGTGTAGTTCTTCCGACCCGGCCGTCCGCTCGGGGTGATCCGGCAGGCCACCACGGTCTTCTCCTCGCGGTTAACCCGGAGGATGAAGAACTCCTGGTCACCGTGTCCTTCCACGGTCACGGCGTCCATCTGGCGAAAGCCCGTGGCCTCGAAGTCCTCGGCCTTGGTCAGGTACAGGCTCATGATCGGTGATCCTTCCGTCCCGGTCGGGGCCTTCCCCCTCCCTGTACCTTCCACTATACAGGCATGACGGTAAAGTGTCAAGGGGAGGGGCCAGCGCTCGTCAACCTGCCAGCGGGGACAGCCCGGTAGTGGGCATCCAACCCACCGGCTCGGCGTGCTGGGACCGTCCACCCATGGCATCGGCCCACAAGCTCATGACCACGGCATCCCCTCTGTCCGGAGATCGGCCCAGGCGCGCCACCACGTCCTCCTTGGCCTCCACCTTGATCTTCGGCGGAACCCCGGAAGTCACCTCCCAGGTGGGGGTGGTCAGGTCCGAGATCAACAGGTCATCAGGGGGGAGGGCGAGCACCGGATCATAAGCAGGGTCCAACAGCTCCCGGACGTGCCAGTACGCGGCGCTCCTCACGTTGGTGAACCCCCACTTCCCGGAGCGGTCCCGGCGCGTGGTCTTCCCACTTCCCGTGTAGGCCACCGGCCGCGCGCCGGCCTCCCTAAGCCGGTCGAAGACTCCGGCCCCGAGCCCGATCACGTCCACGATCGCGCGGCCCGGCCGGGCCTGGACGGCGGCCACCGTGGCCATCGTGTTCCGCTGGAAGCGTTGACCTTCAAGTGTCAAGGCCCATCCGTCCCGGCACGCCAGGACCGTCTCATCCCCACCCCGGCCCACATCCACCCCGGTCCAGAGCGGCCCGCCCGGGGAGGGGCGGCCAGCCCGGTCCCACTCATGCCAGCGCTCGATGGCGGCCTCGATCCAGGCCAACGGGACCACGGCGTCCTCGTCCGATGCGTGGAACTCCCCCAAAACCCGGTTGTGGTACATCGCGCTGTCCGGCCCCCACTGCCGCGCCCGCTGCTCAGCCCACTCCCGGGAGATCCGGCCGGCCTCGATCGCCTCCTCCAGCGTGACGTGGCGTACCCACCAGTCCTCATACCCCGGCGCCCGGCGGTGAATGTCGTAGAACCGGCCGGCCGGGGGGCCGGGAGTGCTCATCGCCAACGCGAAAGCCTCAGCGGCGGTATCGGTGCCAGCGCCGGAGAACGCACCCTCCACGCTGTCCCAGGTGGCCGGCTCGATGATCTTCGCCTCATCGAGGATGTAGAGCAGAGAATCGGCGTGCGCTCCTTCGATCTTCTCCGGCATGTTCGAGGCCACGGCCGTAGCCGCGCCGTGCTGGAGCTTCAGCCGAAGATCCATCAGCTCCCGACGCCGGTCGAACGGCGCCCGGCCCAAGGTCTCGAAGTCGATCCGGCCGGCCCACTTGTGGATCTCCGGCCAGAGGTAGACCTCCAGGTGACGCCACGCGCTCGCGGTAGTGATGATCTTCCAGTCCAGGCCCGCCAGCTCCCGGGTGGTCGCGAACCAGTTCACCGCCACGGCCCCGATGAAAGATTTCCCGAGCCCGTGGGGGCCCCGAATCGCCACCCGGCG